AATTGCCCATGCCAATATTTCTTAACTGAGTATCGCCTAAGATACCAGGAGCAGTAGTTGCATTAGTGATAGCTTTATCTACATTCTGAGCAGCACCAATTAAACCACCCATTGGATTTAAATTAATGTTCTGATCGGCAAAAGATTTATAGTAAGCATCAAGTTCAGCTGGAGTCATATTACCCATGCCTTCAGGTGACATACCTAATCCACCAGCAGTAGGTGCAGGTGTTTGTGGTGCTTGTGGTGTTCCAGTTGCCATAGCATTTCTTAAAAAGTCACGCTCTGCTGGAGTATCAACACCTCTTTCAGCAAGTCCCATATTGCCAGCCATTTCTCTTACTCTTGGAATGTTTGCATCAACATTACCTGCCATAACATTTCTTAAAAAATCTCTTTCCGCAGGAGTATCAGCACTCATTCTATCTAGATATCTAGCTTCAGATCCACCTTGGCCTGTTGTTAATCTTCTATATAATTCTTCTTCGTAACTCATTTCTTTTTTCCTTTTGCAGTCTTAGCTGCTTGCTTAAATTGTTTAGCTGTAGGAGCTCCAGCAGTGTTAGGCTTCCTCATCTTCTCACCACTGCCCTCAGCTATACGTTTACGCTTCGCATGGATATTGGCATAGAGTCCAGGCTTAGCCATTACTTCTTCTTCCCATAAGATTTCTTAGTCATCATCTTCTTACCAGTTTTCTTTGCAGCTTTTTCAGCTTCCTTCATACCCTTAGCTGTATAAGCATATTTTTTATTTCCGACCATTGGCATAGTTATTTCCTTTTCGATTTAGATTTACCTGCTTTACTTAATGCAATAGCAATGGCCTGCTTTTGAGGCCTGCCTGCTTTCATTTCAGATCTTATATTGCTACTGATAACCTTTTGAGACTTACCCTTTTTGAGTGGCATAATTAGTTCCTATAAAAAAGAAAAGCCCAGCGAGAGAAACTGGGCTTAACAAAGGAGGATGGGGAGACAAATCTTTAGGGTGCACGATCCCCCCATAAGCGTAATTATACTCTATATTGTGTTAAAAATCAATACCTATACAACATATTGTGGTAAAAAAAATCCCCTATTGCTAGGGGACTTAAACTTGAAAAACTTGATATTTAATCAAGAATCATCTTTTTTCTTTACATTCATCTGAACAACAATTATGGTCATCACATTTTTGTATAATTTTAACTTCAGATAAAATATAATCTATTGAACCATATAAACTATGAACTCCATCAACATTATTACCAAATCTCAAACTAACTTCATAAATCCTACCATCTTCATGATCACCAAAATTTACTTGGTCATACCAACCATCAAAAATTTCAGGTTTACTTAATATTAGCTTTTCTAACTGTTTACTTCTACGGCCTAAACCAAATTGTATTTCCATCTTATTCTCCTTTGTTAATTACTACAATTCTTATTTTAATGATATTTCACTGGTTGTCAACCATTAAATTAAAAAAATATAGAAGCTGTTGTTTTTACGCAACAGCCTCTTTTTGACCTGCTTTTAGTATTTTATCTACAGCTGCAAATATCTTTTGAGCAGATTTATCTGTAATCTCATCAGACTGCAACCAATGCTGTACATAACCCTTAGACTCTTCAGCACCAGGTAAACCTAGCAACTGGCATAAAATGTATGCAGTAGATTCAGCTTCAACTTCTTTGATGTTTTTAGCAGTTCTCTCATCATCCTGTAATCTACCTTCAGCAGTGTGGCCTAATACATTATGAGCAATCTCATGGAATCTAGTTTTATGAGGATATTCTGCTACTGGATTGACTGCAATAAAACCTTCTCTTGCATATCCTTGGCAGTTACCATCAGCTAAACTGTATTCCTCTTCAACGATTAATAGATTGTTTAATGCTGTTTGTGCATCCCACTCAGCTATTTTTACTTCTGGTTTATATTCTTCTGCACCTGGAATAGGTTCTGTTTGATCATATGAGAACCATTTTCTAGCTGGTTTAAAGAATGTAAACACTTTGCCAGTTTCCTTACCTGACTCATCTTTTTCTTTTACAGGAACAGGCTGTAATAATTCTAAAGCCTTCTCACCTTTTTTAACTTGTCTACCTAGATCTTGCCATTTTTTATATGGTGCAATAGGTGATAAGTTTAAGTTTCTTGCTGTTAACTGGTCATAAGCTAGCAGTTGATTACCAAAGCTATAGTTATGAAAGTTCTCATAGCATGATGAGATAATGCCTGGTTCTGTTAATACTTCTTTTAAATATTTACTGTAGTTCATTATTTTCTCCTTTGTTTAATTAACCTACAATTCATATATTATAGATAATCATCAAAGTTGTCAACCTTTTTATTTAAATCTTTTGAAGGATTAAATCTCAGTGCATCAGGATCAAACCAAAATGACCATTCACCTTCCCATTCATAATGTCTTTGCTTTACACATGAGACCCAGGTACTCGGTAGTTCTTTATGTTCTTCTACTGTAATATCACCATCTTTTAATCGTTTATCCTTATTGGTTCGATGCACAATAAATACGTTATCTACCAGGTTAGTTATGTTAGCTGATCCAGATACATCATGTTTGGTCGGTGCTTTCATTAAATCATCAGATCGTTTACGAGCATGGGCCACAAGGTGAATACTGCATTTTAAATCTCTTGCTGCAATACATAGCTTATCAATGAACTCTTTTTGATCTTGGTAATTATCCTCAGCAACTCCACACTTCATTAAGCTATCTAATATAATCTGAGTACACTTCAGCTTTTCAACTGCATAGTAAATGACTTCTAATACAGTCTCAGGTGTAATGTATCCCTGTTGATCGTATAAAAATAATTTTCCATCACAAAATTCTAACCAATCTTCTATATAACCTTCAGATGGATTTATACCACCCAAACTTTGTCTGATTGCTCTTTGGCAACTGGATACAGGCCTTAACTCGAATGATGCCATTAATACTTTCTGATTCATTTTCACCAGTCCCATCATAATTTGTGATGTAAAAAGACTCTTCCCTGCACCGCTATAACCAGCCCAAATAGTTACCTCTGCTGGACGGATTCTAAAATCATCATAGGTCTTACTCCAGGGCAATAATAATCCCTTATGGTAATCACCTTTAAAAAATTCTTTAATCTCATCAATATAAGCTGCTGGTGATTTAATCTTGGTTATTTCTTCTGATCGTTCTGCAAAATAAGATTTAATCTCATTCTGATTTACAATCATTCCATTTAATTTATCTCTGAGCGTACTCATAAGCCTCCTTTAGCTTTCCTATGGTATTTAATAATTTGTCTTTGTCTGAACTCTGGAGAGTTCTTCCCTCTTCTACTTCTCTTGCACACATATACACAAACAATGCTTCATCCTTCATGGTCTTTAATATAGCAAATGGATTAAATGCTTTTCCTGATGGTTTTAATAAATCTATTCTCTGCGGTATTATATCATCAAGAGTTAATCCTACTGCACCCAATACAGATTCTATATCACACCCTGCAAAACAATGAATCAATACTCTTCCATCATCATTTATTTTTATAGCTAGGCTTGAGTTTTTATCATCATGTGCTGGACATAAACAATGGTAGGCATTAGTTTTAGACGTAGCACGAACCTTGCTAAAATGTGATAATATTTCGTGCATCTAACTCTCCTCTTCTCTTCTTTGTCTCTGTCTCTTCTCTACTCTGTCTCTTCTCTGTCTCTACTCTGTCTAGCAAATTGCTAGCATCTTGCACCACAAACTCTGATAATCGCTGTAAGTAGCTATCTACTTGCTTTTCAGTCAATCTAGTCCTAAATGCTATCTTCTTGCTAGCAGGTAGCTTGCCATCCTTCTCATCGGATGCAATTAACCATAACATAACAAGAAATTTTGCCAGTTCTCCATCGAGTTGAAACCAATCAGGATCATCGAGCAGCTTCTTATGTAATTTAATCCATGGTGGATTACGATGTGCATAGTGCTGGAAATCGTTCCAATTTTTAATTCTCAAAATAATGCCTCCTTATATTTATTTACTTATTGATGATTTGTTGTATTTGTTCGATCCTTTTTTGTGGAATAGGTCTATCTGGTCTCTTTGCCCATTTAGCTACTGCCTGAGTGCTGAGATCCAACGCATAGGCCATCTTCCTACGGCTATTATCGAACTTAGATATTGCTTCTTTATAAGTCATACTTTACCTTTCTGTAAAAATTTTATTTAGTAGTTGAATAATAGCATAAAAATAATTGTTGACAACCTTTTTTTTATGTATTAGTATTCTATATAAGCAATGTTGCTTAAAACAAAGGAGAAATAAATATGTTAGTACAATTTGAATCATTCATTTACGGTGAAGATAAATATAGAGGTGAAGTAGAAATACCTTTAGATGTAGAAGCTTCTGTTATTGTTGAAAAAGACCCATACGGAACTGGTGATAGTCCTACTGCGTATCATGTAGAACTTAAATCAGTCGTTGTTCGTGATCCTGAAAACTATTACATTGCATCAGATTGCCCTGGCACTGATGGTGAAAATATTGTCAATGTTTTAGATTCATACAATAGAGAAGCAATAGAAGAAGAAGCAATCAAGGAGGTGCAATAATGAGTCAAGCTAAAGAACAGTTTGAGCGTATTCAATGGGAAATAGATTCTAACCTTAACGATATACAAAGGTTAAATTCTGTAAAAGATGAAGCTATTGCAGGAATTAAGCAAGACCTACAAGAACTTTATAATCACATTTTGCAACAACAGGAGGAAAATAATGGAAGATTATAGAAAAGTTATTACTACACCTATACGTGACTGGATAGAACCACCTCCAGTCCGTAAAATGAAAGTAGTGTATAGGTTGCAATTATTTTTATTTGGTTTATCATGTTTTGCATTAGGTTATCTTATAGGGAGTTATTTATGAGAGAATTAGTAGAAATACAAAATAAACTAAGAGTTGATAAATCTTTAAAAAACAATTTTGGTGGATGGGCCTATAGAAATATAGAGTCCATCCTTGACAAATTAAAACCGTTGCTAGATCAATATGAGAATGTAACTATTACATTGTCTGATGAAGTTAAACAGATTGGTGAATATCCATATATTGAATCAACAGCAACTATATCTAATGGCACAGAGAGTGTATCTACAACTGCACAAGCAGGTATACATTTTCTTAAAAAGGGAACTGACATTAGCCAACAATTTGGTAGTGCCAGTACCTATGCGAGAAGGTATGCAATTTGTGGTTTATTACTTATTAGTTCTGGTGAAGCTGATCCTGATTCTTTGGATAACACAAAAGAAAATCAAGAAGCTTCAGAAGATGAATTAGTTAAGCATGAAGAGGTATTATCTCAGTATGATCGTAACGACCCTGAAAGAGTTAGTTACTGGAATACATTAAGTGCTGTTGTTAAGGATCAGTTAAAAAGACGTGCAAAATCATCTAAAAAATAAAACATTAAGAAATTCTTTAGTGACGGCTAGTCAGGCATGGTCAGTTATCCATGATCGAAAAAAATTGTGGAGAGAAAAAACTGGCCGTGATGATCCTTTTGAGGGAAATGATGCCACTGCATGGGGAAACGATAAAGAAAAATTTGCGATTGATGCTTTTGAAAAAGAGATGAATTGCATTACTGATTTTAGTGATGAACTTATAGTGCATCCTGAATTACCTCTTGCAGGCACACCTGATTTTTTTTACGATGGTTGCCCAGGTGAAGTTAAATGTCCGTATTCTATGAAAGTATATCCAACTATTCCTGAACGCTATTACTACCAATGTCAGGTACAAATGGCCATAACGAATACATTGAAAAATTACTTTTATATATGGACACCAACAGAAACAAAATTAGAGATTATTCCATTTAACAAAAAATTTATGACATGGTATTTGCCATATGTTTTAGAGTTTGTGGAGTATGTAAGAACCGACCAAGAGCCACCAAGGTTCAGTCGGAAACCTTTATTTAAAATAGGAGATTAGTATGGCAGAGTATAATGATTTAAACCGTGTAGCAATTTTTCCTGTGAAGGAAAAGACAAATGAGAAAGGCCCTGACTTTACAGGTAATTTAGACGTAGCAGGTATTAAGTTTAGAATTAGTCTTTGGAAAACTGAAGCTAAGTCTGGAATGAAATATCTATCTGGATCTATTCAGAAAGCTGATGAGGAAAGAAGTGCACCAGTAAAAGAAGGTGCAGATTTAGAGGACATCCCTTTTTAAGATGTCCTCCTATTTACACAATTACTTGTTGCAAACGTACATTGTTACTTCAAAACCAAAACGCATTTCGGTTGCTGCAGGTGTTGTCCACATAGCTATGTCCCCTTTCATTAAAATTTGTAATACAAGTATTACAAGCATAATTATACTCTTTGTGTTACATTTCATTAACAATGGAGAATTAAAGTATGCTAAGTAAAATCTTGAGATTTTTTGTAGGATTTATTATATTATTTTTAATATTTGGTATAGCTGTACAATATTATGTTTACCAACCTGTAAAACCAAAAGAGTTGGTATGTCATAAAGGTAAGTTACTACATAGAATTGGCGATGGTGAAACTGTGTATTTAAAAGTAAAAGGTATATCTTGCGAGTATGAAAAAGGTATGTTAATTATAGAGGAGCAGTCATGAGTGAAGAGATTACAAAATATCCAAAGTATTATGTAATTGATGAAGAACGTGGTTTAGAATTGCAGTGGTTACAAGATAACTTAACTGGCCATCTTCATGGTGGTGAAGCTATCAACATTGGCAATGTCATTAAATACATAGTGCGATATGGTAAAAAAGAACCAGGTGTTGTTGCTAAACGTAGTGATATAAAAAAGATGATTACTTATTTAGTAGAGACTGATAAAAAATTAGAGGTACAAGAAGCTAAAGAAAAGGCATCTATAGTTGCACCAGATGAGTGGATAGAAGACCCACTACACGATGAAGACTAACGAGCCTTGCGGTATCTGCTATGCCATAGGATTGGCTTGTATATTAATGGTAATTATATTGGAAGTAGTAGAGAGATGGCTATTAAAGTAATAGGGCAGGTATGCCACAAATGTAAACAACCTGCAAACACTTATGACAAGAAAAAATGGTGGTGTGGAAGAGACTTGTCAGCACATGGAATATGTAAAAATGATAACAAGAAGAATGGCGATTGATGGGGAATGGTTCACTGTTCAATTTTTTAAAGAAGATGATGGTGGTATTAGGGTAGAAGTAGTACATGATATAAAAAATAAATTTTATAAAATGTATCCTGATAATAAAATTATTTTTGAGGAGAGTTAAATGACAATTAATGAACTTTTAAAAGAAATGAAAAAATATTTTCCTAATATGGAATATAAAGCAACATCAAAGGAAGGATTAGTTTTTAAATCTAAAGGGTGGACAGATTATGAAAATAAAAAAAACACTGCACATTACACCAAATAGTAATTATTTAGAAGTAGTGCTAGCTATAGTGACATCTTTGGATGAAGGTGTTTATGACATGATTATTATGGATAAAGAAGGTGCACGTAGTCATGATCAGAATAGTTTATTATGGGGTGTAATTTACAAAGGTTTATCTGATACTACTGGGTATACTGTTGAGGAGCTTCACGACATTTTGCGACTAAAGTTCGACCTCAAAACCGATGATGGTAAATTATTGTCTACGGCTACATTAACTAAGTCAGAGTTTAATGATTACATAGATAAGATTATTAACTGGTCAAGGTCACTAGGAATACAAGTTGAAACAAAATGAACGTGAATGGATTGAAAAGCTAGTGGAGTTTGGTTGCGTAGTCTGTCGTAAGTTTTATGATGCCAACACTCCACCTTGCATACACCATATTCGTGAAGGATTGGGTAAAGGCCAACGTAACAGTTGGGATAATTGCTTACCATTATGTCACGAGCATCACCAAGGTAACGATGGTTTTCATTCAGGGAAGCAGACTTGGATAGAAAAGTATGGCACAGAGTATGAGTTATTAGATTGGATTAAGGAGAGAATATGAACAAAATAGAATTTGGTAATTGTTTAGAAATAATGCAAAGATGGATAGATGAAGGTGTAAAAGTTAATACTTGTGTTACATCACCGCCTTATTATGGATTAAGAGATTATGGAACTGCTACATGGATTGGTGGTGATAAAGATTGTAATCACTGGAGAGATAGCCATACATCAGAAAGAACAACTACTGGACAAAAAAATTCAGTAAAACATGGTGGAATTGCTGATAGTATTTACAAATCTGTTTGTAAAAAATGTGGTGCAATTAGGCAAGACCAACAACTAGGATTAGAAGAAACTCCTCAACAATATGTAGAGAGCATGGTTAGAGTATTTAGATTAGTTAAACAATTATTAACAGACGATGGAACATTGTGGGTGAATATTGGTGATAGTTACGCAATGAGTTCAATGAGAGGGAAAAATAGTGAATTTAAAAGTATTGACCAAAGCAAACAAGGTATAGCTCATTTAGATAGAAGTATACCTGATAATATGAAAGCAAAAGATTTAATGGGCATACCTTGGATGTTAGCATTTGCACTACGAGAGGATGGTTGGTATTTAAGACAAGATATTATTTGGCATAAACCTAATCCAATGCCTGAGTCTGTAAAAGATAGATGCACTAAATCACATGAGTATATATTTTTATTATCTAAATCACCCAAGTATTATTTTGATAACGAAGCAATAAAAGAACCTTGTATTAATTCAGCAGAAGAACAAATAGCAAAAAGAAATAAAAAACAACATAGAGAAAATGCTTCTAAAGAAGAAGCTAAGTATGTGCAACATAATTTTAGTAAAATTGAAAAAATATATGAAAAAAGAAATAAAAGAGATGTATGGTCTGTAAATGTTAAACCATACAAAGGCGCACATTTTGCTACATACCCTGTTGAACTTATAGAACCCTGCATAAAAGCAGGATGTCCTGATGGTGGTATTGTGCTAGACCCATTCATGGGTTCAGGAACAACTGCACAAGTAGCAATAGCAAATAATAAACAATATTTAGGATGTGAATTAAATACTGAATATAAATATTTGCAAGACCAACGTATAGGAATGATTTAATGTTTGAATATGTACTTGTAGTTTATATGCAAATGGATAGTCCACAATATATAGGACACTTTACAAGTTGTGCAGCAGCTAATGAGTATGTTAAAGAGCATTACAAAGATGCACCCTATACGACTTGTTTGTTTGAGGATTATATTAACTTGCCAAAAGATTTAATTAAAAAGGAGATAAAATGAGAAGATTACCAGAGTTAAAAGGAGCACAGTTATACAGATACTATGACAAAGATGATAATTTGTTATATGTTGGAATGTCTAGTAATGCACTTAGAAGAGTTAAGGAGCATCAAAAAGATAAGGAATGGTATTGGGATATTGCAAAGATAACTATAGAAAATTTTAATATGCACTATGAATTAGTCCAGGCTGAAAAAGAAGCAATAGCAAAAGAACAGCCTAGATATAATATAACACCATACGAAGTTAAAGAAGGTAAGGTTGTATGGGTATTTGATAAACAAAAAGAATGGGGGTTAAATGATGGGAAAGGGAAGCAGTCCGAGACCGTTCACAGATCGAAAAACATTTGAAGAAAATTTTGATCGAATCTTTAAAAAGGAAAAAGATGCCAACAAGTCCAACTCAACTGACACTAAAAAAACTAAAAAGTGAAGGTTATATTACTGTGCAAATAGTAGAACGATGGAACGCATTTGCTAAAGTAAGGCAGGATTTATTTCAGATTATAGATGTTTTAGCTGTTAAAGATGGCCATACCATTGGCATACAAGTAACCAGTAAAACAAATATAAATGCTAGAATGAAAAAAATGGAAAACAGTGATCATATTTCTAATTTAAGAGATGCTAATTGGACATTATTAATACATGGTTGGTTTAAAAATAAATCTAATAAATGGGAGGTAAAAGAAATTGACATCAGTTAAACAACATCACTGTGCTTTAATACATGATTATATTGTTGGTGGTAAAAAGTATAAACGATATCAAGTTGTCGATATGGTCTTAGATTTATTAAAAGATCAAAATAAAACAATTCCTGAATTAGAAAATGCAATAGACATAGATAAAAAAGTATTAAGAAATTTAATTAGGTATATGCGTGATGCAAACTTAATTAGTAATACTGGAAAAAAACGTGGTGATTATTTTATATTTGAAACACCAAAGGAATGTTTGCTAGCAGAATTGTTTGGTTATACAGAAAAAAATATAACTAAAAAATTTAAAACAAAAAATCGTAAAGTTAGAAAAGTAGAAGATGCACCTAATATATCTCACAGTTCAAATTTAAGAAGTGTGATTTATAGTAATCATTATTTTAATTCAGTTTATTTCGGTGACGGAGATTAACATGAATATTGAATACTTAATGTATTTATTAGATGAATGGGCAAGATGGATGAAACAAGATGATCATGGATTAGGTTATCCTAAACGATCATTAGGAATAAGCACTGGTGGTGCATCAGGTAGTTTTGATGAAATGTACGAAAACAGTGAATTAGAAAAAATAAAAACTGTTGACAGTGTAATACATAGTCTGGATAATGAGCAGGTTAAAGCAATCTATGCTAGATATTTAGGTAGTAAAAAACCTATGTATTATGAACTTAAATTAGAACACGCAGTCGATAATTTATTGACTATTGTTGGAAGGAGGATAAATGGATAAATTTAAAATAAAAAAACAATTAAGTGAAGAACATTATAAACAAGCTTGTAAGTTTGTAGGTGATGATGCACCAAATTATGAAGAGTACAAAAAGCAAAATGCTTATGCACAATTCAAGAAATGGTTACATCTCAAATCCACCATCAAGTAATCCTTCTGTTGATGTTGCAAAAGGAACTACAGCCAATAAACTAATATCACCTTTTTTAAGTTTATTTATCAATTCTTGTCTAGTAATATTTAATTTTTTAGCTTTAGCTGTAATTGCATCACTAAATACATCAGCTATACCTTTTGATTCACCTAATATTCCTGCACCTGCTGTTTTTTGTCCGAACACTTCACCTTTTGTTTGTGCTAAATTTCTGTAGCCAGTCCATACATTTGCACTAAACTCAGCAGGAGTTAATCCATATTTTTCAGCTTCTTTTGCAACGATACCTTCTAATTGATCATATTGTTTGCCAGGAGGAAATACTCCTTTTTCAGGAGCTGTAAATATACCTGCTGTTGGTTTTTCAGATAAATTTGCCCAGTGTCTATCAAATACCATAGCGTTAGGATCACCTGATAATGCTTTAGCCATACCTCTTACTTTTTGACTTTGCATTTCATCTATATTGCCTTTAGTTACTCTTTCTAAATTTTTAGCGTAACTTGTTTCAAGTGGCATTTTAGATCCTGGTTGTATAAATACAGAATCTTCTGGTGTTCTAAAGTTTGGCTGAATAATTGGTTCACCTTTTATTTCTCTTCTCATATATTCAGATGCTAAACGTACATTTTTACCAACATCTGAAAGAGGTGATGTTGCTGCTAAATATCCTGCTATTTTGTCAGAATTTTCTTTACCATATATTTCTTCTAATTCTGTTCCTTTTAAATTCCACCAATCTTTTTGAGGATGTTTTTTAAGATACTCTACACCTTCTTTATTTAATATTCCAAGTCTCTCTGCATATTCAGGACTGGTTACAAACTTAGACCACTGCCCTACAGGAAATGATTCACCTGCTCCAAGATTATATCCTGCTATCTGATTGGTACGCTCACCAAACTTAGTTGCTTTTCTTATATCATTTGGATCAAATTTTTTAGATACATCAAAGTATGTAGTTCCATCATCTGCCCATGTGCCCAAATAATTTTCAGGATTGTCTAATGTTTTTTGATTTATATTTACAGATTGTTCAACATCTGCTTTTGTAATTGGCCTACCTTCAATAACTACATTTCTAGGATCTGTATTTTTATACATACCCATCATTAAACCTTCTTGTGGTACATCACCTGTTTGTAAATTAACAGAATAACCACCGCCTGATTTTGTTTTGTTTACAATTCTTCCTGGTGTGCTTGTTGAAAATCTACTTAATAATCCTTGAGGAACTTTTAAAGGTGTTGTAGCTAACAATGCACCTCCTAATCCTAGCCCTGTGCCAAGATAATTATTATTAGCTAAACTTTTTCCTGTCATTGTACCTAATTCTTCACCGACAAATGCAGGAGTTAAATCCAAAAGTCCAAAACCACCTGATAATGAGTTTCCGACTATGTTATCAGTCATCACTCTTGGGTTAGATACACCTGCTGATTTTAAACGATCATAGGTAGCGTTCCATACTTTATCTCTAGTAGATAACGGTGATTCTGTTAAATAATTATCTGCCATTCTTTTCTTTCCAAATAATTGTTAGCCAATATTTTAAATCTGATACTCGTTGTTCATCGTTGAGTTTATTTATAAATGCTCTACGTCTATCTAAATCCCACTTAGATAATGTTAAAGCTTCACAGTAACGTTGCCAAAGTTGTGAATAGTTATCAGTTTGTTGTCCGTCAGGTAATGTTTTAGGAATCAAATTCTGGTATGTCTGCATATATACTATCAACTACTATTTCTATAGATGCACCAGAGCTAAGGAAAATTGTGATGGTGTCCTCACCGTATGTAATTTGACATTCTTCGATTGTCGTTCCTATCATATGTTCAGCTATTTTTTCAATATCATTCATAATAGTCCTTACACGCTGACGATTGATTCTTGTTTGTTTAACTCTTTTACTGCTTTGCTGCTTCGACTCCAGCTTCCGCATGACATACATCTCCATCGTTGATATGTTCTAGAATGTGTTTGTTGATAACCACGTTTATTAAGGTGAGAACTACCGCAGGTTGGGCAGACCGACAAAGGAGAGTAGGTGTTATGATTAACGAACCCACCCAACCAGGGTAATAACTTATTATACAACTTTTCTAGCAAAAGTGTATCTTGTTCGTTATACTTTTGCATTAATTTTCTAGCTTCTGGATTTTTCTTCTCAACTTCATTCCAAAGATCCATTCCAGAATGTTTCACTTTAGATCCTATTCCTAATTCCTGACTAACATTGTCAAGTTTATTAGATATAAATCTAAAGTTACGTTTTACTGCACGATGTAAATCTATTTGTTTGTAAGGACTAGGAGGAGGTAATCCTTCTAGTAAGAACTGTCTATTCAATTCTTTCATGTCAAATGCTTGGCCATTGTAATGACATACTGCATCTGCTTCATCTAATAAATTCCACATATGTTTGATCATACGCTTATGAGATGATGTCCATTCAGAATCAAATATGATGTCGTTGGAATTTTTCCATTTAGCTGCCCAACAAATCACTGTACCACGTTTAATAATTTGATTAAGACTAGCATTAACATTCCATAGAGACCAGCTAGTAATAATTGTAGCTTTTGTTTCTATGTCAAGAAATAGCAGCTTCAAAGGGTCGAACTCCCTTTCTGTCTATAATTAATGCCTTATTGCGTGGATTATCTCTGACAAAAGATAAGTGACACCACCGATCAAATTCAAGGATTATTTGATCGTAGTTAATTTTTTTAGTATGCTTAACAATTTCTTCGACCACGCTACGAGGGTTTCCCCACATCGGAGCAATGAAGTCCACAGCATTGCCAGTAGTGTGCTGGGAAGTTCTCTTACTTCCCAAATGATCATTAAGAACATGACAACGGAAACCGCTACTAATAAGCATAGGACAACGTAATATACTTCTAACATCTTCTAACCTTTCCGCAAGGAATTTTAAATTATCAATAACTTCAACTGTAGGTGTATTGTCAATACCTAAACGCACTGCTGTTTCAGAATGAGTTAATTCTTCTAATGTAAAATTAGGACTTAAATTCACTTAGTTAAACCTTTAGTTTTTTCAAATGTTCTTAAACTACCAAGACCTAACATACCCATTAATACAGTCATTAATGAACCCATGTCAAACTGTGGCAATGCAGGTAATACAACATTAAACCATGATGCCATGAATATTATAACTGGCGATAGTACGAAATGCCAAGCTAATGCAAAGCCACAAACCCATCCTATAAATGGTCTCCAACCTGCTACCCATACACTACGATGTTGTGCTTCTTCCTTGTTTGTTTCTGCTTGAATTAAATTAGCTTCATGTGCGTGTTTCTCTGCCATAGTAGCTATCTCATGTGCGAGTTTGTTCTTCTTATCTTTATCTTCTATAAACTTATCTAATATACTTGCAACAGGGCCAATTAAAGCTGTCCAAACCATTATAACTCCTTAGGATCAAAACCAAACTCAGTAGCTACTTGTTTAGTTAATTTTTTAAATTCAGAATTGTGATTTTCGTAAGTTTTATTACTTATATACAATTTAAAGTGACACATTTCGTGAGCCATTGTTTTGATGATAGTATCGAGATGATCGTGTCTAGCTTTAGAAATAGAAATGCAATCAGGATCAGGTTCATACAATCCCAAAACTTCGTCATCATTAATAACCTTAAAAATAACTTGTGAAGAATCTGGCAAGTTCCATTTATTAAATGGATATAATTGTGTTAAATATTCATATGTTAATTTTAATGTATCTTTATTTATCTTCATTGATAAAATATTCAGTTATTCGTGCAACACCATTAACTGTTTTACTAACAATAATATTTAATAATCCTAATGTATAAAATATAAAAAATAATATTGGAACACAAATTAATCTAAATAATACAAATACAATGTCATTTAATGATTCTAATATATTTTTCATTTATCCATCCAGTGGCCAACAAAAAATGCAATAACAGCAGCAAATGCACTAAATAACCACATAGCCATACGTTTACCACCTCTAAATTCATCTAGTGTGCTTTTAATGTCATCAATAGATTTATCCATTTTATCTACCTTATTCATAATATGGTCTATGTCTTTTTTCATATGATCTATTTCAGCAGAATGTACTGCTACTTTTTCTTGTACTTGTTCCACTAGAGTCCTTTCTTTTTGGTACGTTGTATAAATTGATTGGAGGTAAGGTTAGTTCGTGCCATGTCATCTATTTTCTTCATCTATGATGTTAGATAATAGACCACCTGTTCCGTAATATTCAGAACCTGTTGGTAACACTACTTCATATGCTTTTCCACCTGGAGCAATCTCTGTGCCACCTGCTCTAGAAAATCTAGCTAAATCTCTAATGCCACCTTTTCTCATTTGTTCTGCTGCAAATTTTGATAACAATGTTCCACCTGCAATAGTACCAGCAGTCAAAGGATCATATGCTCCTGCACCATAACCATAAGCTCCAAGTTTAACTTGACCTGCTCTTGAGCCAAAGCCTGGAGCAAATAATCCACCAAGAGAAAATATTCTTTGACCAATTCCTCTAAAATCTCTTGATTTAACTAATTTGATAATTCTTGCTTTTTCATCAGGTGTAAAGAATTTCATTTTATTTTTATCTTTACTTAACGCTGTAAGATCATTTAATAATGTTCTATCTAAGTTACCACCTTCAGAAGTTTTTAATTCAGCAGTATTAATTAAATCTTCAAATAACTCAGATTTTTTCATTTTGCTGTAAGCTATTCTAGCTTGCTTCCATGAATCAAGACCTTTTTTACCTGCTACAATAAAATCACTTTCAGGAGCATTAAGCATATAATCATCAAACTTATCTAATGCAATCATTGCCTGTCTTGCATAATCAGGATTTGTTTTATCAGATGCAGCAGTTTTAAACATTTTTCTAATTGCCTGTAGCTCTGTAAAGTCTTTAGGTATTCTTGTTTCTAATCCTTCTTTAAAAACTGCTGATAAAGCTGTGTTTCCTTTTGGTGTAAATCCTTCTGCTCTCATTTCTCTGCCTATATTTAGCAACTTTTCATTAAATGCATCTGTTTTAAATTGGACACCTGATTTAGCTGCATTGTCATATAGTTTTTGTGCTTGTAATCCTAATTTTTCTTGGCTAGGAACTCTATCAAATAAAGAACCAGTTGTTCCAGTTCCAAGTCTTGTTGGTTTTCTAACACCAAATTTAGAAGGCACTGGTGCATAAGGAGGTAAACCTTCAAATATA